GCTATGAAGCTTCCTGATAGTAAAGGTGGCGCGCCTTTAGATAGCTTGCCGGAAGTCCCAAAGGAATTATTAGACAAGACAAGAAACATAATATCAGATGCTACATTAACTCCCAGAGAAGCCGCGGCAGATTTCATTAAAGGTTATGTTTTAAGAGGCGACGCCGTAGAGAGCTTAGCCAACATGGGGGCTGCAGGAGGTAAATACTCAGCTCAAATAGGCGGTTATGTAGATGGCAAGAAATTAGGTAATGACAAGATAGCCATTATGAAGATTGGCGATAAGCAGCTGGAGAAGGCTGAAATATTTAACCTGAAGGAATTATATAACGAGATAAAAGAAGCTAATCCAGTCGCGCAGCCTGAAGAAGCGGATTTATCCGAGGAAGATTGGCTTAATAATGAAGGAAAAGAGCATGGAGATTTAATCGATGAGGAAATACGATTAAAGAAAGAAAAGCAAACCCCAGAGGTTAAAGCCAGGTTAGAGGCAATCAATAAACGGCAAGCGGAATTACAAGATCAGTTTATTGAGAGAAACAATAAGAAGGCTTCTGAAGAAACCAATGAAGTTTTAAGCAAGAAAGGTTTAAAGCCGATAACCAAAGAGAATTTTAATCAAGCTAAAAAACCACTGCCTATTGAGCAGGTAAAGGTTGACGAAGAACTTCTTTTTAAAATAAATAAACTGCAGGAAGCACTCGGAAAGCAGGTAACGATTAGCAGCGGATACCGGACGAAAGAATATAACGAGGATTTAAAGAAACGCGGATACAAACCGGCTGAAAATAGCACTCATTTAACTGGCCGCGCAGCAGATATCAAGATTAAAGGAACTGGGTTAACTCATGAAGAGGTGGTTAAAGCTGCTCAAGATTTAGGTTTAGCAGTAGAAGATACTGAGCAAACGCCTTATCACGTTCATGTTGAGATACCTACTCAAGGCAGCGAAACTCCGCTGATTAAAGCACAGAAGATTGTCAAAGCAAAAATTATCAAGAGTGTTGTTAATGTACTCTCTGAGGATTTAGAGCATGCTAAGGTAATGCGTCAGCAGATTGCTGAAGGAGAAGCCGGCAAACGCATGCCTACTGAATCCGGGCAATGGATAGGAGTCTCTTCTACATTCCCAGATTATTTTAGAGATAAAGGCTATACCAAAAAGAATACCCTTGCTATAATAGACAAGGTATTAAACGGTAACCCTGTTACACAGAAGCAGCAGGCGATATTTGAAGATTTAATAAATGGATATAAAGATTCTCTACAAAAAGAGTCAGAGGTTCTTGAAGAGGAGGTAACTGATGAAAAATTCCGGGAAGAACTTAAAAAGCAAGGTTATGACGAATCCGAAATTGAGCAAATTGTTCGTATCGCAGAAGAGGAAGCACAAAGTGAAATTGCTGCTGAAGGCGTTGAGTTAGCAGGAAGCAAATTATTTAAGACCGATGAAGAAGTTGAAGCGTTTATTACCGATGTAGAAGATAAGGGCGGACAGGCTGAGATAGTCCGCAGATCCCCCGAAGAAATAGAAGTAAGCTATATCCTTCCAGAAAAGCAATCTTCCGCGTTTCCCTCAGCATCACCCGAAGAAGAATCCAAGGCATCCGTATCAGGAAAATTAGGCGTTAAACCTAAGACTGTCCCGCCTTCTACTGCTATAGGTAATATGGAGTGGGAGAAGAACGAAGCTTGGAAGGTAAATCAGGGCAGGGATATTACCGGAGTTTTTGAGCGTGAGATAGGCCCAAAGCTACAGGTGTCCAAGCGTATGAAGAAGTGGCTTGGCGTATATTACCCTATGCTCGGAGAGAATGGGCTTATCCGGGTAAGAAGCGTTGCTGATGAAAAAACCTTGTTTCATGAAACCGGGCATTTTCTCGACGATGTTCTGGGAGACTACCAGATATCCAAAAAGAAAGCCGTTAGGGATGAATTAAAAGCGGTTTCTCAACAGATGAGGCCGTTTGATCCTGCTTCCGTATCAAAATCCTTTAAATCATACCGCAATAGCAAACCTGAACTCTTCGCTGACTATGTGGCCGCTTACACTATGGATCCGGAGATCTGCCGCAAATTGGCCCCCAATTTTACCGCACAAATAGAGACTACCATAGGGCAAGATAAAGAATGGCAGTATGTAATCACTAAGTTACGTGATTTTGAAACAGCAATGAAACCCTTAAAGGAATACGTTCTTTCTCTTCGCAGAATTCCTGAAATACAACCTCAACTCAAGGAATGGATTGAAAGAGGAGGCCTTAGGTTGCCATTTTATAGCGAGAAAGCAAGAGATAAAGCTTGGAATGTTTATAGCAAGGCCATAGAGAATCTTGGAAAAAAACTTCATGCTTCTGCTTTTTTTGAGAGAGGCGGGCTTAATGATACGGCAATGGAAATATTGAGACAAAGAAGAAAGCTTGTCCAGGGCCAGCAGCAGAAATTAAGAGAGGAACTTATTGAGCCAATAAGTGAATTAAGTAAAGAAGAACAGCAGTATATAGCCGAGAGCTTACAGAGGTTTGGCGACACCGTAAAAGATACTGAATTGAGTAAATTAACTGAAGGAGCCCGGCAGGAATTAGCTGTATGGGGTAATGAAGCCAGAAAATTAGGGCTTCTTAACGACGAGATATTCTGGAATAACGTAGGTCAGTATTTTCCGTTCTTCTACGACACAAAGGAGTTTGAGAAAAATAAGCGTAATTTTGGTTATTTTCCGTCGAAAGCTATCCGCGCAAGGTTTGAAAGCTTGAAGCATAAGATGACGGATGAAGAATTTGGCCGCAAGGTTTTAGAAGCACAATACGGTACATGGCCATCAGCAAAAAAGAAAATAGCCGAGTATTCCCAAGAAGAGTTAATTGAATTAGGCAGAAACGCCCGGGAAGAGTTAGGGCTTATTAAAACTGCCGCCTATCCTTTACAAAAACGCCTTTTTGGAATGATAGAGATGGTCTATACGGTCAAGGCATTTAATACCATAGCGACTTTACCCGGCATTATAGGACATAAGGGAGTAGAAGGCTTTGACAAGATGCCTTCCGGTAAGAAATATGGGGTGCTGGCTGAGCAGTACGTCCCGGTAGATTTAGTAAAAGAGGTATCTAAGTGGAATACGATGCAATCCGAATTCGGCAAGATGTGGAGAGACGCCAACAGTATATGGAAGCTATTTAAGGTTCCCTATAGCCCCGCGGCAGTCTCCCGGAACATAGTTACTAATACCCTTATGGCTTGGATGGGAGATGTCCCTATTTATAATCCTGTAGTAGCAGCCAAGGGGATTAAATCATTCGTAGCAAAAGACGAGGCTTATAAATTACTCAGAGATAGAGGGCTTTATCACAATACTTACTCTGCGCAGGAATTAAAAGAGTTAGCTTTTCATATAGACGAAGACCCCAGCAATCCTTATAAGCAAATTCAGATATGGGCCAATAATATAGCTGAAGTTGTGCATTCGCCGGCAGTACTATACGGCGCAGTAGAAGATGCTTCAAAAACCGTTATTGCCCGTTACGTGTTAGATCAAGGGGGATCTCCAGAAGAAGCAGTAAAATTCGCCGATAAACTACTTTTTGATTATTCTCAAACATCAGAAGTAGTGGGTTATGCAAGACAGAGCTTTTTTCCATTCATCACTTGGTCAGCCAAGGTACTTCCGCGTTTAGTTGAGTTTGCCATACGTAAACCTGAAAAATTCATATTATTCTCTGCTGGCATGGCAACGCTTAATGCTTTATCAAGAGGACTCTTAGGCATAGGTAAAGATGATGAAGAAAGGTTAAAACCTGATTATATACGTGGTAAATCAGTATTGTTATTACCGGGACGAGACGCAAATGGAGATCTGAATTGGATAGATTTAACCTATTTTCTGCCTTGGGGAAGTTGGTATCCGGTTGAGAAAGGCAAATTAGCGATGCCTCAGACTTTAACGATGGGTGGCATACTACCTATTCTCTACAATGCCTTTGTTCTAAATTACGATTCATTCACAGAAGATAAAATAGCCCCGGATTATTTGAGTGAAGATGAAAAAGCAATAGAAAAAGGGAAATACATCTTAAAGAATCTTGCGCCTCAAATTCTCGCTTCTACTCCAGGTAGAATAATAAAATCTACTAAGCCAGATAAATATGGTCGGGAAATAGGCGTCGGAAGAACTCTATTAGGTGAGATGTTTGGCGTTAAGATTGTACCTGATACATCTCCCTATCGTCAGAAAGTAAGAAAATGGTTAGAGAGAGACTTCTATGAAGGGCGAAGCGAAATTAGGAAAAAGGTAAAATCAGGTGATTTAACCAAAGAGCAGGCAGATATAAAACTTAGAAAATTAAAGGAGAGATTTACTAAAGAAAAAGGAGAGCATTAAAATGAAGAAACTACTTGTTTCATTTGGGATTCTATTGATGGCGTTTGGTATTTTTTGTTCATCAGCTTTTGCGAAAATATCAGACACTACGAATAAGATTACCTATAACGGTAATGGAGTCACAAGGAATTGGGATTTTACTTTTACTATTAGTACAGTCGACGGAAGCGATATTAAGCTTTATAAAACCGATACCGCAGGGGCCTTAACCGAGATAACCAGTAATTACTCTGTCAATGTCAATAATGAGTATGTTACTTATCCGACGGTAGTTTCTGGTCTTCCTTTATTAGCTACTGGCGAGAAAATCACTTTAGCGCGCGAAGAGCTTCTTACTCAAGAGACTGATTGGAAGAACGGCGGCCCGTTTTATGCTGAAGACGTAGAAAAAGCGGTTGATAAGCTTACGATGATAGCTCAGCAGTATATCGAAGAATTATCAAGATGTGTTAAATTTCCGATAGATGAAACACCTACGAGTACTGATACTGAAGCCTATATCGAGATCCTTAGTGGCTTAGTTGATGACGGCGAGGCTGCCAGAGATGCGGCAGTGGTTGCCAAGACAGCAGCAGAAACAGCTGAAGGAAACGCAGAGACGGCTGAAACAAATGCCGGGCTTAGCGCAGTAGCTGCTTTATCCTCAAAGAATAGCGCAGATGCGGACTCCGTTCAAACCGCCGCAGACCGCGTGCAGACAGGTTTAGATAAAACAGCAACGTCAGGTTATAAAGATACTGCAACGACTCAGGCCGGTATAGCTACCACAAAGGCAGGAGAAGCCTTAGCGTCAAAAAATAGTGCCGATGCCGATGCCGTTGCTACAGCAGCCGACAGAGTTCAAACAGGTTTAGATAAGATAGCCACCGCCGCAGACCGCGTGCAGACAGGCCTGGACGTTACTGCTGCAAATAATTACGCAGCAGCTCTTAAAGCTACCTCAACCTCAAGCATAGCCATAGCAACCGGAAGTAAGACATTTACTATTCAATCCGGAAAACAGTTTGCAGCCGGACAATTTGTTTTGATTTCCTCCGACGCTAACTCTGCTAACTATATGCACGGTCAGGTAACAAGCTATTCAAGCACAACCTTAGTAGTTAATGTTCTTGATATTGGCGGTTCCGGCACCTTTACCGATTGGACAATATCAGTATCAGGAAGCAGGGGAACACAAGGCCCTACTGGGAGCATTTCTATTGTAACTGCCTCTGGGACAGTAGACGCTATAACAGCTGATTATAGCCCGGATATTTCGCTTGCAGATTTAACTTTAGTTGCTTTTGTAGCATCGGGATCCAATACATCAACCACGCCGACTTTTTCACCAGACGGTTTAACCGCGCATGCTGTTACCAAACAGGGCGGATCTGCTTTATTAGCCGGTGATATTCCAGCTGCTGGTTATGTAGCACTCGTGGAATATAATTTAGCGAATACACGATGGGAGTTATTAAATCCAAGTAGCAAAGCGTATGCCGATACAAAAGCAAGCCTTCCTATGTTCCCTGGTTTATACCAAAGAGACAGGGCCGATAAGTGGGCGCTTAAGGCTCCTTATAGCACAGCTGTAAATAGATACACTATATCGTCTCCAACCTTATTATCGGTTGCCATAAATGGGAATGTCTATTATATAACTTCTCAGACGGAAATAGACGTATCAAATGCGGCCAACTGGGATACTACCAGCCCGACGAATTACACCACAGCTGCAAACCGCGCAGGCAAAGACTTTTATATTTATGCTTGCGTCCCCGTATCTGGCACAGCCCCTAAAATACTCTTATCAGCCAGCACCACTTATCCTTCAGGCTATAGCACTACAACCAGCCGTAAAATAGGCGGTTTCCACGGGCTTTGTGTTGCCGTAGGAACGATTTCAGGCCACACCTTGACCGATTTTGTCGCTGGCGACGTTCTGCCTGCTTCGATTTGGGATCTAAACCATAGGCCAGTCTCTGCGCCTGAAGGTATGGTTTATAGTGAAGGTATTAGCAAGTGGGTAGATATTTACCTTGCTTCCGGCACCGGCACATCCACAGCCTCAGTCTATGGAGCCACGATCACCGACACCCGCGACTGGAACGACTTTACTGACGACGGCGGAGCGGTAAAGAAGAAGATGTTAACTGACCCAGAGTTTCAGGTAATAGCAACAGGTTCAAACGAAGCGACTAACATTAATGGAGCTGGAGATCCTGGCACTACCGGTGGCCATATAGACACAGCCTCAAGGCGTATGATTTCCAACATAGGCGTAGAAGACGCCTGCGGTGCTCTCTGGCAGTGGTTAGATGAGCAGACAATGATGTATGACGCAGCAGTTACAGCCGCTTGGTATGATCTGCCAGGCGATAAAGGACAGTTGTATCGCCCTATTTATTCCAATGATGTAAAGCTGATTGCTGGCGGTAATTGGGGCGGCGGCGTGTATTGCGGTTCCCGGGGTCGGGTTACGTCTTACTATCGCTGGGATACGGGTTCGTCTATCGGTTGCCGGTTTTGCGCGGAGCCCGTTTAACGAAGTAAGCCGAACACGTAACACGCTTCGGCGACGTTTTTTGAAAAGTAGTGTAACACAGGCTAATGTGTCATCGGTTGCTGATTGCTGGCGGTAATTGGGACAACGGCGTGAATTGCGGTTCCCGAGGTCGGAATACGAATAACTATCGCTGGAATACGAATTCGAATATCGGTTGCCGGTTTTGCGCGGATACAGGGGAGATACGCGGAGAAAATAAACTCCTGGCTGGACGCATTAGCCTTGCCGTTTCAAGGCAAAATACACAACGGAGGGGTAGGGAGGTTAGTAGGGAAACCGAAAGTCTCCTAACCCAGTTTAAATAATGAGAAGGCATGGCAATCTTTACGAGAAAATAACTTCTTCTGAGAATATAAAGCTTGCCTATGTCCGCACGCGTAAAGGTAAGACCTGGCAACGCCAGGTAAGAACCTTTGACCTGAACATAGAAGCGAATTTAAAAAGGATACAAGAGATGCTCATTAGTAAGAAATTTGAAACATCACCTTATCATACTAAACAAGTTTACGAGCCTAAAAAGCGCACTATTTTTATCGTGCCGTTTTCACCCGATAGAATAGTGCATCACGCTTTAATGAATATCCTTGAGCCGATTTATAAAGCTATGTTTATTCACGACTCCTACGCCTGCATCGAAGGCAAGGGTTTGCACGTAGGGAGCCAAAGGACTATGGAGTTTGTCCGGGCAAATAAGTATTGCCTCAAATGCGACATCTCCAAGTTTTACCCGTCTATAAAACACGACATTCTTTTTAATATCCTTAAGCGCAAGATTAAATGCAAGGATACGCTGAACTTAATCAAAGCAATTATCTATGGCATAGGTGGCGGTCAGAACGTCCCGATCGGGAATTACACCAGCCAGTGGTTCGGCAATATCTACCTTAATGAGTTGGATCAGCGCGCCAAGCACGTCTACAAGGTCAAGAATTACGTCCGCTACTGCGATGACTTCCTATTCTTCCATAACGATAAGGCAGAGTTGCGCCGGATTGCCAAAGACTTAAAGGTATTCTTAGTTGATACGCTCGGCTTAAAAATGAGCAAATGCGAGTTATTCCCGGTCTCCCAAGGCGTAGATTTCTTAGGTTACCGGCACTTCCCGAAATACGTCCTTTTAAGAAAATCAACAGCGATAAGAGTAAAACGCCGCTTAAAGATATTGCCTAAGCTTTTAGCGGCCGGAAGAATTACCGTTACATACTTTCGCTCTTGCATTGCCTCGTATAGCGGGTGGATGCGTTGGGCCAACTGCCATAACTTAGGGCTTAAACTGCAACTGGATAAACTACAGGAGATATTAAATGTCGTCGGAAAAACAGCCCAAGCGATTTAACGAATTCGCCAGGGAGAGTATGCCGTTAGAAGGCAACAAGGTAAAGCTCGATGATATTGTTAATCGGTTAATTACCGTATTGGATTACCGCATTAAGGATAGCCATTATAAAAAAGCAAACTGTGAGCTGTGTATGACGTTACAGTTTAAATTAGACGACAAAATATCTGTAATGTTTACCGGCTCTAACGTCCTGCGTGATCAGATAGAAAAATATAAAACTGAAATACCCTTTATCACGACGATAAAGAAAATAGACCGATATTATACATTCACTTAACAGTAAGGAGAAAATATGCCCCCCCACGACGATATAGTATTGGCTCATGAGGAACGCTTCAAGACAATCTTTAATAGGCTTGACAAAGCAGACGAGCACGTCAAAGAAAGCGGGCCAATACGTACAATGGTTACGGAACACGAAGTGAAAATAAACAGCTTCTTTGAATTTAAGAAAGAACTGCGCGTGTGGGGTTTGGGGATAATTATTACTTTAGTCTTGGGTATTTTCTGGTTAGGTGGGAGATTTACGGTTTTAGAGAAATTAGAAGACATCCATAAAAACGAGATAATGCATAAATGATTTACCACATGGGCTGTAAAAACAGGTGCGGCTGCATATTAACCCAAGAAGAATCTGATCCTGAGAAGAATCCTGGCCAGCGTTGCCAGTGGTGTAAAGATAGAAATTTAAAGACTCCTGAAGAAGTAATTGAATATGGTCAAACAGTTAATCAACAGTTGGTTTTTAATAGCGCCGAGAAGGCGGGAAAGTGAGGAGAAGATGTTAAGCAAACTCTTTAGCGGTAGATTTATCTTTACAGTATCCGCGGCATTTGTGTTTGTAGTTTTATCACTAAGCAAGATTCTTCCAGTAGATAAAGTAACCGAGATATTGCTGATAGTGATTTATGCCTATTTTAACAGGACAGATAGAAGTCAAAAAGGAGAGCAGAAATGAGACGCTACGGTTGGAAACCAGATCTTCCAGACCAAAGAGACCTTCGCTATAAACGGTCATTTAAGTTGTTTCTTCCTCAAAAGGTTGATTTGAGAGAATTTTGTTCTGCCGTAGAGGATCAGAAAAACCTTGGCAGCTGTACAGCTCAGGCACTTGCCGGCAATGTTGAACTGTTAGATAGAAAGATTGACGGTGAGCATACCGACGCCAGTCGGCTGTTTATCTATACAACGAGCGCAGAATAGAAGGAACAGTAAATGAAGATTCAGGGGCATTCATTAGAGACGGAATCAAGACTTTGGCTAAAGACGGGGTATGTAGCGAGAAACTGCTGCCTTACGACGTATCCCAGTTTATCAAAAAGCCCAGCAATGAATGCTATATAGATGCGATAACCAGACGTATTTCATTGTATGCCCGCTTATCCGGCGTAGCTGATATGCTGGCTTGTCTTGCTGATGGATATCCGATTGTATTTGGTATCGCAGTTTATGAATCTTTTGAAACTGAAGAAGTAACTAAGACCGGCGTTGTACCTATGCCGGGAAGTGATGAGATCATGCTTGGCGGCCATGCTGTCTTAGCTGTTGGTTATGATATGGCTGAAAAGGTGTTTATTGTGCGCAACTCTTGGGGTGAAAACTGGGGTCAAAAAGGTTATTTCACGTTACCTTTCAAATACGTGGAAAAGTTAGGTTCAGATTTCTGGACAATCAGAAAATAGGGGGGGGCTAAATGAAGAGACTATCTTTAGCGTTGTTAGTGTTGTTCGTAGCACTGCTTTTTGTAACACCGGCTTTTGCCGACATCTTTGGGCCGCGCTCAACGGATATATTTGACTTAGGTAGTCAAAACAAAGTGCTATCGGAGAAGGTTGGGGCGAATGAAACAAAAGCTAAACTATCAGTAGACGCAGACACCTTAATAGGCACGATAGGCAACATCATCACCTATTTAGGTTCCCGGGAAGGTTTTGGCTATGATTTCAAGCAAAAGGAGATTGTTAACCAGTTAGGAGCTACTCTTTATACAAAATGGAATGCGTCTCTTGATCTTATTTTGGTCAATGTGGATGGCGTAGCTTTAGGACTTGACTATAACGTAGGAGCAGCGCTGCCAGTAGAGAATACTCCAATATTAAAATATTTGAAATACCTTTATGTGGGGGGATCCTGCGGGATAAGGTATATTGACGATGAATGGAAACAAGCCCCTATGGTTGACGCGCAAATTAAGTTTACTTTCTAATGGACTGGCTTAAGCCTTTTCACTGTATCTGGTGGGCCTTATGGATGGACTTCGGACAACCTAAGTGGATGTTACCGATATTGAAGTGGTTAAATAGCCATAGCGGAGACGGAAGATATGAAAGAAAATAGAGAAATTGGCATATTTATCTTTGAGGGCGGAGAAGATGAAATTGCTATGCGCTGGATGTGGACTTGTCTTTGTGACTTAACTTGGCACGGGATGATAGAAACTATCCTGCGAATAATCTTTAAGAAACCGCCTAAGTGGGTATTTAAGAAATAAGAAAGCGATGTAATCTATGTACTGGAAGATAATCGGTTATATTGGAGCAATTCTTTTAATCCTTGCCTTAACCGTAGGCGTAGGCGTTAAGATGACGCAGAAGGCAGAAGGGTATAAAGCTAACGAGCAGAATTTTTATACCTTTGAGCCGCATTTCTTTGCCGGCGGGTGCGCGCGGTATGAAGCTTTCCGCAAGCCAGATGCAAAGGTAGAGAAAGAGTCAGTTAAGAAGGTAGAGGTGAAAAAATGAACTGGTTCTTTATTAAAATAAGTTTGACCCTGCTATGCGCTATATTATCCGGGTTCTTCTATCACTGCGGAGGCCTTGGTAAAGATAAAAATGAAGAAGGATGGTTGCCGTTATTCTTGCGCCAGTCTTGGATACGTGACTGGGTGATTCCGGCGTTCTCCCTTATTATCTTGTTTACTTGGTGGAAGCCTAATGTTTGGTGGGGTTATTTACTAAGTATCCCTGCTTATGGCATCATGGGCGGAGCGTTAAGCACTTACTGGGACTGGCTATGCGGTAAAGACAACTTCTTTCTTCATGGTTTTTTTGTAGGATTATCGTTCTTCCCATTCTACTGGGCCGGACTGCACTGGTATATGATCTTAGCCAATGCTATTGTTTCAGGCTTATTGATGTGGTGGTTGTGTGTCCGGACAGGTAAAGCATGGCTTGAAGAAAACGGCAGGGGCTTTATCGCGGCAATAACAAGGTTATTACTTAGATAA